TAATACATGAAACCCTCTCATGATTCCTTGTTGGTTTAATTTATCAATAACAGTAAATGGTATGGATGCAATTTTATTATCAAAAACATCTCCGCTACCCCAAGTTGTTGACGCATTATTATATTCTTGTTTATTTTGTTCCACAATTTCTGTAACATCTTGGGCAACTTCTATAACTGCTCCGTTACCAGTATTGTGTTTTGTAGCTTTTCTCATATTTATCCTTAAAAGATATGCCCACCGAAGTGGGCTATATCAATACTTAATGTGTAATTAAGCGTTTAAATCAGCAACAATTGCATGAGCTGCTTCGTTACTTACTTGCAGAGTTAATTCTGTAAGCATTTGATGCTTTTCAGCATCACCAGTTTTAGCCAATAGGTTAGACTGGAAAGGTCTTAATGTTGCTAGAGCCAACATTGTTGGATCTAAAATAAGAGCCTGTTCACCATTGTTTGATGCATAATCAGAAGTCATAAATCTTTCTGGAATTACTGAAAGCATACCAAAATCTGATAAATACACATCGGCTGCACCTACAATAGATGCTGCTTTTGTAGTAGTGCCTGCATTAGGTGTAGAAACACGATTATCTGCAATACCAGCAAAACCAGATACTTTAACTTTTTGGTTTGGTGGAACAACTAACATAGTTGGAGTACCACCTGCATTAAACGCTGCTTTCATAGCAGTTTTTAAAGATGCTTCTGTAAACGCTGCTGTATTACCAGCTGCTGATTTAGTTCTAATTGCAGAACCTGGAGGCGCTGCTGGTGCTGCTGGAGCTCCTGCTGCTACTGTACCAACTGAAGTCCAGTTAGTTCTAATCCAAGTTTGTAAAGATGCCATCTTTGGAGCTGCACCACCTGCTGATACTACTGGTGCAACGTTACCAAGAATAGCAAACTCTATATCTCGTTTTAGTTCTTGACCAGCTTTAGCTAATTGATAAGCAGTAGATGTTTTTCTACCAGCAAGATCAACAGAATCAAGAGTACCAGTAACATTTACTGTTTTACCCATGATTTGAGTTCTGTTAGTAGCACGAACTGTAGGTACTGCTGTAAATGCTGCTGCATCTGCACCTTCGACAAGAGCTGTATTAGCTGCTGCACCTAGTGTATCTGTTTGCCATTCATGAAGTGTTGCTGTTGCTTTTGTTTTTCCGATTGAAGAAACTACAGGAGTTTCTGTCGGAGCAATATTGTAAATCGTGTTAGATAAATCTTCACGAATACCAATTGCTTGATAAGTATGAAATGCTGCCATTGTTATTTTTCCTTAAATAAAGTTTTCAAATAAAGCTGCTGCATCTCTGGCATCACCAGTTTGCAGTAACCTCTTGTGTTGTTTTTTAGTTCTATCTGTTACAGTCTGCTTTACTTTAGCTCCACCTTTCATTGTCTTGGGAGCATTAGCTACTTTCTTTTTAACGCCAGCTTTACCTGCCATTAATTTATCGTATTGTGCAGCTTTATGTAACACTAAAACATGGCGTGAATCATAGACTTGAGATAACTCATCATCTGTAAATCCAACCTTTTTTCCATAATTGCGAATCTCATTTCTGATTTGCTCGCCTTTGGTTTTGTCTGAAAACTCTGGCAAGGATTGTGTCAGCTTTTGTGCTTCGCCTTCTACATACTTCTGCATATTTACTGATCTATCCGATTCTTGCTCTTGAGCAATTCGTTGTCTTTCAGCATTTACTTGTTGTAGTTGGTCTTTTTTCTCGGTCATTTCTGCGACCTTAACTGCATATCCTATTGGGTCGTTCTCTTTCATAGTAGCTAAATCTTCTGGACTGTCATTACTGCCAACCAAGAATTGTTCAACTGCTTGAAGTTTTTGAGCATAGCTATCCCTAACTTGCCTAGCTTCAATAATAGCTTTAGCTTCTTGGTCTATGACCTTACGCTGTTCAGCTACTTCTTGAGTCTTTTTAGTATAGTCGCTGCCAAGTTGATAAGATTTTTTAAGCTCGTCAAGGGTAACTTCTTTTTCTTCACCTGCTGCTTTAACTGTGAAAGTTTGTTCTTCCTCAATTACTTCTTCATCTTCAATCTCGGATTCATCTTCAGTTTCTTCTTCGGCTTCAGCTTCTTCAGTTTCTTCTTCAGCTTCAAATTCAACTTCTGTTTCCTCTACCTCTGCTTCTTGTGTATCTTCTTCCTGGTCAGTTGGTTGCTCGTTAGAGTCCTCTGGTGTGGATAACATACCTTCAAACGCAGATGTTGCATCATCTATTGTTATAGGGTTATCATTCCCACTTCCAACTTCTGGAGTCGTGGTTTCTTCACTCATTGTGTTTCCTTAATCGCCATCTAGGTGTGGCATTACCATACAGGCTATATGCCTATAATATTGTCCATGATTTATCCTTAATCTTGTCGCTATCGACTACAGATTGAAGTCTAGTCATCATGTTATTTGTTGCTTTAATCCTGTGATAAGCTCTTTCTCTTATAGCTACATCTTCTGGATTAGAATTTTCTATTTCTGCGTAACACTCTTTAATCATATCTTGTATTTCATTAAGAAATGACTCGGTATTTAATACGCTATTAATTTCAGCTTTTTTATCCATTACATTCCTGCAATGTTATTAATCTTGTCTAAAGCATTTATAAGTTCTTTGGATTGAGATACATCATTCTTTGCACTATCATTTTGTGCCTTTTGCATTAGCTCCATTTCTTTCATAGCCATGTCTGCTTCAAACTGTGCTTGTTTTTGTTGTAGCTCAAGCATTTCTTTTTGCACTTTAAGTTCAAGCTCTTGCTTGTCCATTTCTAATTGTGCCATCTTTGCCTGCATCTGCATCTCAGCTTTCTCTTTTTCTACTTGTGCAAGTATTTTAGCTGCTTCAGTATTAGGGTCAGTCTGTGGACTTTCTGCTTGTTGTTGAGCTAATTGATCTGATTCCTCTTGAGATATATCTTTTAAGAAACCAGACTCATCTTTAAATCCTGCCATGTTTACAAATTTAGCTAATGTATCTCTGTATTGTTTTAAACTTACCAATGGATTACCAAGACCATACTGTGTCAGCATCTGCTCTTGCTTATCAAGAACCATTTGCATAACACCTAATTGTTCTGATTTACTACCAGTACCTAATCCAACATTAACAGTTACGTTGTATTCTGTATTCCATTCTCTAGGATTCATGGGTACAAATTTATTATTAACTTTAATAATTCTTTCTTTGTTTTGATATTTACATACGAGTTGTAAGATACCTTTCATTAAAGATGAAACTCCAGTATCAGCAAAGATACGAGCTATTAATTCTATTTTTCCACCTGCTGCATTTGACATAGCAGCGACTGCTGTAGCTGTTACATTTTGTAATATGTTAGGGTCTAATCCTTGTGATGCTTCGCTAACGCCTGTTCTTTTAGCTTGTACAGTATCTAAATACTCAAGCATAGGAAATGATTGTCCAGCACTAGATTGAACTGTCATTGGCACTAAAGCATTAGGGTTCTTAATTCTAATTACACCACCTGCTGTAGAGGTTAATAAGTCATCAAGATTAACTTGTCCTTCAACTGCTCCAACACGATAGTTATTAGTTAGGTATAAGTTGTCTAGCATTTGCCTAGTAATAGTAGACTTAATTAATTGTAAGTCCATTGTACGATCAGCTAATGATTCACCAAAAAACTTATGTGGTATTGGGAAAGGGCAAACACTATGAAATGGTTGATAATCACATTCTTCGTGCATAAGCACTTTGTTGTCTGCATAACAAACTCTATGGCGTTCTGCTATCCCATCACCATCTAAATCTGCTCTTACATAACACTCGTAATACTCAACAACTTCCATACTTTCGTTATCGCCATTACTGGTACTAAAAGGTTCTTCACCTGCTGAATATCTTGCAATTCTTTCTGGAGTAAAATCTAAAGTATCGCCAGTAGATAATTCTGCCACTACATCCTTATCGTACCCCATAGCAATTAAATCACTACGAGTTACTAAACTTCTTTGTGCTACAAATTCTGCATCTTCAATGTTGGTAGCTCTTTTATCAATTAAAAATTCTTCTGGAGCAACTGACTCTATTTTAACTTTAGATGAGTCTTTAGTTCTTTTGCATTTAATATTGTAATAAGTGTTTATGATTGGTGGTACTTCCATCATCATTGGCATACCCATCTCATCCATCATAGGTTGTCCAGTCATAGGATCAACAGGTGGTTGTCCAGTTTGTGGGTCTATCATTGGTTGAGGATCTTGCTCTATGACTTCCTCTACAACTTCTTGAGAAACTAACTCTACTTCTTCGTCTTGCATAATCATTGCAAGTTCGTCTTCGGTCAGATTCTCGTATTTCTCTTTAGTAACATCTTTCTTATCATCGTAAAAGCATTTAAGCACACCAACTTTTTGGCATAGACTATCCCAAAACATATCATGCAACAATTCAAAACCATTATTGTCTTTGTAAAAAATGTGGTTTACATAATTAGTAGCTTGTTCGGCAAGCTCTGAATCACCTTCATTAACGGGTTCAAACACAACTGCTTTTTGTGATTGGGTAAATACTTTTAAAATTTGAGGCAAAGCACCATCAACTGCCTCTGCAACTTCTGCTGTTACTATTTGGCTACGACCTTCTACCTCATTGCCATAAGGTTCTCGGAGGTAATACTCAAGGCTTTTTTGTCTACCTAATGAAGTTTCAGTTGCAATAAACCCTAATGAGTCATCAACATGAGAGCCAATAATATTTACTAATTCTCGGCTTTCATCAGAATCTTTATTCATTGTTTTTTTGTTATCGTATGCCATTATTTATACTATCCATTGTTTATTAATTTCAAGAGGTTTATCCCATCCATCATCTGTTTCGTTTAATCCAACTGCTAAATATCTAAAACTATCTGCACAATGAGAAGTAAAATCATGAACAGGCTTATCAAAGAATACATCTCTTTTTTCATCATACAATCTTCTATAATTTCTTAATAGATCAACTGCATCTTTTACTTTGGTATCAAACCAACAACGAGGTAGTATTCTTCTAACAGCTTGTATGCCATCATCTATTCCTAGCTTTGGTACTACTCTGCAATTTAGTCCTGCTTCTTGTAATACTTCAAGCCTGGACTTACCAGTTCCTAGTTCCCTTACTTGAATATCATGTGGCAGAAGCATCTCTGATGTATCGTATTTATTATCTCTTAACCAATTAACATAAAAGTCTAAACCTTGACCATGATTTTCCATGTAGTCAATGATGTGTATTTCTTGTCCTATAATCTGTGCAACAAATATTGCTGTGGAATCTCCCATACCTAAATCCCAAGAGCAAAAGGTTTTAGCTATGTCATCTTTAAGCACTTCACATACTTGACCTTTAAACTCTAGATTATTAATCATTGTGCCATAATAAGCACCTTCAACTGGTGTAGCAAAATTGACCTCAAACTCTTGTGAGTATTTGTCATCTCCCATTTCTTTCTTGGCTGCATCAAGTTCTTCTTGGTCTACTAATCCAGTTTCACTAGCCTTAAACTCTAATAGCTTCCATCCATCTTTGCCAGTTGCTGCTTTATCTCTTAATGTAGCAAAATGGTTTCTGCCTTTAGGAGTTCCTATGAAAAGAACCCAACCTTTTCTATCTGATATTGCTGGTCTTATAATCTCACTAAATAAGCTAGGATTAATCTGTGCATATTCATCAATAACTACACCATCCAGGTATATCCCTCGTAAAGCATCAATATTATCTGCACCATATAAACTTATTCTTCTTCCATCTAAAAAGTCTGATCTTAACTCTGCAATATTATTAACTGCACCCAATGGTCTTGTATATTCTGTTAGCATATCCCAAGCAATTCTTTTAGCTTGTGAATAAGTAGGACTAATGTAAGCAAATCTTGGATTTTTTAACTCACAATTTAATGCACTATGTATGAGTTGATTAATACTTCCAAGTGATTTTCCTAATCTACGGTGAGCTGCTACCACTACAAACCTATTCTTTCTTACAGCTTTGTGAATCTGTCTTTGAGGTTCTCTTGGTTCATAGCCAGTTAGGACTTTTTTAGTCGTTGTCATCTATTCCAGTAACTACTTGAATCATTAATGGCTGGTCCAAGTCACCAGAGATTTTGGTATCATTTTGAACCTTGCCCTCTGCCCTATCAAATATCTCTTTAATAGCCTGAACATCTCCGTCTTTAGCTTTAGCTAGTAATGCCTTTACTATCTTGTTTGCTTCCTCTCCATCTTCCTGCATTAACCTTCGCTTTAAAGTATCATTTAAAACTCTACTTTTTTTTGCTCCGTTCTTATTGCCCTTATTAACAATAGCAGCCTTTTCTCTTGCTAAAGCTAATTGTTCGTTTTTATCCATAAGAAACTCCTCTGAATAAGTGACTGTTTTCTAAAAGATAGTTGGTTATTGTTTCTTTCGGAATAACTTTCAAAGCAATTTTGATTGCCTTTATGTTTCCGTTACAAGCATCATCTATTATTTGTTCTGCAAACCTACAAATTTTTTTCGTACCTTGTTCGGAAATGCGTAGTTTATGTTTTTTAAAAGGCTTCCATCTATAATCAATTTTAATTGAGTTAGGACCAACG